TGGAAGACGTAAGGTTTGAAAGATTAGCCTGAGTCTTGGTGTATTTCTCAGTTCCAACAGTGGTGATGGTGCCGTCTGTGGTGCTATGATAGTACCAGTTCGGATTGAAGCGGACAGACAAGCCGATGCCATCGTCATTAGTTCCCGCAGTAAGGTGGGGACTTGCACCTTCATAAATGGTCTGGAAGCAATCTTGGTTAAGATTCTTGCTCCACCACTTTACAAGGGCGGGCTTGGCTCTCTCCATCAGATTGTAAATCTTGACACGCTGATTAGACATCTTTCCAGAAAGCTTGGTTACCGCTTTGCGCTTCTGGTTAATGTAAATCTGCAAATACTTCATTCGCAAATCTTCACCAGTACCAAGCAGAGCAGAGTCACCATATACTCCTGGGTCAATCAGGTCAAGTTCCATAGGCATAATCATATTGTCTCTGCCTTCAGCGACAAACTCACGCATCATCTGAATTACAGAGTTGGGAGCAGGATTATACTGCTTGATACCATTGGTATCTTTGATGTCCATAAATCCTGCAAGCTTAGAGAAGAATGTATTGTACCAAGCCTCTTTCCGTAGTTCTCGGTTCAGTACTGCAACATTCAGTTTAGCGTCTTGTGTAAAAGTCGGCATAGTTACCTCTTATTTATTCATCATTTTTTTGAGCTCGGCAAACTCTTTATCAGACAAGCTGTCAATATAATTGTCATACTCATCTGGATCAAGAGAATTGATCTTCTCAATAGATAGCTTCGCTGCTCCAGAGTCAGTCTTTGAGGTAGGAATAGTAGGCGTTCGTGTTTTTGCCTTGGCAAGTCTCTCTTTTTCCTTGTCGAATCGCATTTTAATGTACTTTTCGGGGAAGAGCTTGTGTATGGCGACATCGAGATCGTCTTGTGTTATCTTACCGTTATCAGACAAACGCTTCTCAGCAAACTCTCTTGCCTGTTTAGCCTCTTCATCTGTGAGTCCAGCCTTGCTCTTGTAGTCTTTAACAACAGCGGAGTTTGACTCAGCCTGTGCCTTGCGTCCTGAAATGCTAAGCGCTCTGCGTACATTCTTCTCAGCCAAAAGCTTCTGAAACTGCACGGTCATTACACCGTACTGCTCCGAATCTTCAATGGATGCGTTAGGAGCAGTTAGCTTCTGCTCATAAATCGCAATATACTTGTCAAGCACATCATCAGGCATCTCAGGGATGTCATTCTCACTATAATCTTTCTTAGTTTCTTTGGGGGCTTCAGTTACCTTTTTGCGAAGCTCACCAAGTTCTTGACCTTGTTTCCCAACCAAAGCCTCAAGGTTCTTATAAGCCTTCTTAATGTCCTCAGCAGACATCGTGTCAAGCTTGTCCTTTGGCTTTTCCTCTTCTTCATCTTCATCATCGTAAGATTCCTCTTGCTCTTCTTCCTCAACCTTATCTTGCTCTTCGTCAAGATCGTCAAAGAACGAATCGTCAGAGGTTTCCTCGTCCAAGACCTCTTTTTCCAGTTCGTCTTTCATCGTAATCTCCATTCTTTATTTGGTAAATGCTCGTATTGTCGTTGTAAAATTAGTATATATCAAAGCGTCACCATAGCCATCATACGTACACATAATTTGAAGCTCATATCGATGCCCAGGCTACCGTGCCGCCGCCAACATAAGGCATAAATGTCAGGCTTTGCTTCGATCCAAGCTCAACAGACGATGCTCCGTAGATCGTTCCCGATACGGCAAGAACACTAACCGCAGAGGCAGACGGATTGATAACTATATATCGAGAGCCAAGATCGTCAGTAGATACAAATGGAAGTTTTATCGCATTCGCAGCCCAAGTCTTTACAAAGTAAATGCCGGGAGAGCCAATGTCATAATCACCATCATCAAGCTCTACAGAATTTATAGAAGTCGGTATTTGCTTAACAACAGCATTAAGCTCAGATGCCGTAGCTACAAGCCTATCTCCACCAACACCTCCGGCAAGATTTGTCTCTTCAAGTACTTCAACAACGCCAGTTCCGTCTGACGGACTACGAAGCACAGCATATATTATTGCAGACACTTCCGCATTATTCTCAATAGCCGCAATAACCTCATTGGCTGTAGCAAGAACGGTTCCAGCCTCACAGCGAAGCTTTACCTGAACGTTTCCGTCAATAGTCAATCCGCAGTAAGTAGTAGGAGTAGAAGCGTTATCATCTTCAGGTATCCTAAACTCCACAGTAATGTCATTGCCATCTGCACCCATTTCTCTCGCAGAGATAATAATGTTGGCATTGCCGTCTTGGAAATCAGTAGATAAGCTCGCTCTCGCAATAGCTGTATCGTTAAGGTATGGCAATATGATATGCTTTTCCCTTAGCTCCTCATAAATGTCGTTGACGCCAGTCTTGGCAACATTTCTAATCTTTTCCTCATTTGGAACCTTTATTCCACTAAACATATATCACTCCATCATAACATTCAAATTTAACCACACCAAGCACATAAGATCCATCTGGTATATATTGACCCCAGTCAAGCGTTCCAGTGTAAATCTCATTCAAAAGATCGATGGGATATTCCAAAAGGGCTGTAAAAGAATCACCGTGTTTCATTTGAGACAAGTCGATAAAGTTAAAATAAACACCTACTTGATCAGATGCTTCCATCTTTATCGTTGCTCCGTTATACTTGCTCTCAAATATAAAGATACTGTTATCTAAGTCGTGGCGAAAGAACTTGCTGTTAAGACCTTCTGCCCATCTCTGCAATGCGTTTCTCATTTAGACCTCTTTTTATCATTATTGTTTTGTTGAACCGGAGGTTGCGCTGCCTGTCTTTCAGCAATAACCTGATTGGTAACAGCCTCCTCTTGAGCCAATGCACGATCCTCAGCCGCCTGTTGTGACTGTATACCAAGAACCGCATTGGCATAGTCTATCTGCTCCTGAATGTCAGGAAGATCCATATCTTTAAGTATCCAAGCCCAATTAACAAGCTCTGGAGGCATCGTCTGAGCAAGAGCAAGCTTAGTCTGCATATTCTCTTGCATCCGATTAGGACTATACTCAGCCTCGTCAAGGATAACCTTGCCCTCAAATTGGCGAATGTCATTAAACTCACCGCCAGTAGTGTTATTCAAGACAATCTCTTCGGTCATATTACTCTTGTAACTTATCTCAACAACACGATCATCCTCAGAATATACCTGAGCAACAGTTTTTAAGAAGTACTCAGCAATCATCTTGCGTGTCTTTGACAAATTCCTGTAATACGGATTAACCGTAGCGCCTACACGCTCTGCCTTCATAGCAAAAAGACGAGCAGACTCATTGCTGAACTCAGATTGACCCCTGGCAGTAGCATTAACGCCTGAAATGTCATTCATCTTGCTAACACTATCCGATATGTCAGCCCAAACATCAGTAGATAAATTCGCAGGCTGCAACCTGAACGGCTTCGCATTAACATTTCGATAGAGCATACCAAGACCAGGCTGGTTTCCCCTCGACTCAAACTCGTCCTTAGTCTCTTTGTCGTCATAAGAAAACATAACCGGAGCATTTATGCTATGGTCAATGTATGCACTCTTCTGAATCTCACGCTTATTCAAGTTGCGCTGAGGATCAAGCAAGGCATTGATAAGACTGTTATTGCGACTCTTGACATTATTGTAGTCAAAACTGTGATAAGGAATCAGATTGTACATATCAGTCTCAATAAAATAAGGCTCGTCAACCAAAACCTTGTCAAGATAAGGACAAACAGTAGTTATATGTATCCTTTTAACAGACTGCCTTGTAATAAATTGAGCGTTCTGATTAGACTCTGAAAACTTCTGCGCATCAGATTTCTTTAGCAAGTAAAATTGACCGGTAGAATTGTCTGCAAACAGTTCTCTCTGCTCTTCTACCCTGCGCTGCATCTCCAAAACCTTGTACTTGTGACCGTCAACGTCATACCAATCTGAGTTGTCGTCACCGCCACCAAACATACTTTTAACCCGGTTCTGTAGCTCTTCCCACCAGTTTCCAGGAAGCCTGTCTGTATCAGCGCTGCCGTAAACCTTCTCCAGCGTCTCTCTGTCAAGCCAATTTTCCTGAATTATCCAGCCACAGTCCTTTAGATCGTATCTGCGATAGTCAGGATCAGGAATAATGCTCATCGGATTGGCGCACTGTATCTGATACTCGTATTGACCAAGATAGTTAGTTATTACGTCAACCTTTATCCAGCCAGGTATCTTCATAATCAGACCGTCAATAAACGCCTTCTCAAGCTCAAACTCTCCCTCATTAGTTTCCCATATATTCAAATACAGACCGTTAAGTATAGCAGCAAGCGCAGACTTATCAGAACTCGAAGGTCTTATCCGTGTGCTTCTCCTGTTAAGCTGCTCGTTGCCCACAAGATTGTGAAGCCTCGGAAGCAGCATATTGTAAACGATTGGGGGTCTCTTTTCCTTCAAAAACTTAGCAATCTCTTTGTCAGTCCATTGCTCATTCATACAAAACTTGTAACAGGTCAATGAGTCTGAGCGTGACTGCGCCCACTCATTAAGCGAATGAGTGTAAACGTCTATTACGTTCTGGACATCCGTGCCAAACTTTTCTTTAGCCATATCTTTATCTATCCCCTATGTTGCGATTTATCCACATATAAAATTCTTGTCAAGATAATCGTTAAACTACGTCGCCCAAACATCGTCAATACTGCTGTCCGAAGTGTTCTTTGCGTTCTCTCGCATAGCTTTAAGCCACATCGGCTCTTTGTTGTCGTGTGCCCTGAAGGTCGGAGCCTTGATAAACATCAGCAGATACCTGATGGCGTCAGCAATATGATCCAAGCCCTTTGTGTCAAGGTCGTCAACATTGTTCTTGCTCTGGACAAGCGTTGGTATAGTCTCTATTGCATTAACACACCTGGTTGTAAACCTCAGCCAGGGTATGGGAAGCTCTCCCTCTGCATCAGGATGATCAGGAATCTGAAGGTATTCCTTGAACACACTCCATCCCAAAACACGGGCATTGTTTCCAAGAGTTATGTTCTTTAGACCATTGTCGTAATATATCTCAATCACAGACTTCAGCATCATACCAGCATCCTGAGTCGGACTCTTCATACTTGGGTCAACCACAGTTATGTCAATGTCGTCCTCAGTCAAGTCCCAACGCTTCATCGTATTCTTGATCTCTTTGGCTTGCATACTTGCAGTCAAGCCCCTAAAGTACACCTCGTCAAACACAACCGCCCTGCCGAGCCTGTCAACCTTTACAAACATACAGGCAAACGGAGCAGACGTACCATAGTCTATGCACCTGTACAGCCTGCAATTCTCTTTGTCAAGAACGAAGTCCCGCTCATCAATAACGTGGAAAGCGTGACTCCAAGACGAAAAAAACAGACCGCTCATCTCATCCCAAGACCCAAGAAGCCACATCTTCCTTGTAACCGGATCGAGACCCTTCAGAGTATTGACATAGTTAGGGTCATTATCAACAAGGGCTGGATTGTCAAACACCAACGCAGGAATATACCACCTAACGTTACCGTTCTCGTCAACCATCGGCTCACCAGGCTTCAACTCCTGATACTCAATGTTATGCTTCTGGCTCTTCT